AACGTTTCCGACCACGATATTTTTCAGGTCTCGGTACCAGATGCGATGGCGATCGTCGCCCTGGAACGCCAGACGCTGCATGACAAGATTGTGCGGCTGCGGATTTTGCGGGAGGCGGCCGAAGCGAATAACCCTTGGGTAAGGCGCCCGATGGGGCAGCAGCCGGGGCCGATTCCGGGGCTTCGCCGCCTTCAAGCTGCGCCATCAAGGCAGGGTCGGTTACGCGTTGGAGCATCAGGCTGCTACCTCAAACCAATCCGTTGGGTTCGGTCCCAACTTGACATATTTCTTCCCGCCAATGGCCTTGGTCGGCCGCCCGCCGCCAGCCGCCCGAACGCGGCTTTCAACGTGGATATGGTCGCCCTCATTAATCACATCGGCATTGGGAAACATTTGCCGAAGCTTCACGCCCAATTCGTTCATTTTCATGCCCTTGGGCGGGGTGAAATCGCGGGCTTGGTCGGTCATGTGCATCGAGCCGGTCACGCCGCCGACGCGTTTGTTGTCCTCCGGGCTGCGAAGGCCGCTGGTCACGGTCACGCCAGGAATTGCGTCTTTGACCGTCTTTTCAATGTCCGGGCCGAACAACGCGCCAGCCGGGCCGCTGGTCGCTGGCGCGGGCGCGGGCGGTGGCGTGGTGCCGCCGCCGCCAAGGCGCGGCAAGGCACCAAGCGGCATTGAGCCGACGATATTGCCCTCGCTGTCATAGACGGCCGAAAGCGGGCCTTCGATGCTGTGCTGGCGCATCGCGGCGGCCCGAACCGGGTCGTTCTGCTGGTAATACCGATAAGAGCGAACATCGGCCGGCAAATCCTTTTCCTTCGGCATCAGGTCGCCGAACGTCTCGTCATATTTCGCCGCATCGCCAATCTTGGCATACATGTCGGCGGCCATCAGCTTGGTCGCCTTATCCCAATCTTTTGGGTCCTTGGATTCCAGCAGCGTGGCATAGGCTTCGTGTTCGGGGCTGCCGGTCGTGGTGGCCATTTCGCGCAGCAGCGCCGCCGCTTTGGGCCGGTCGGTCATGGCCAGCCTCACCATTTCCGAACCCTGCAACAGCCCGCGCTGCTTGGTCGCCGCGTCCTGAATATCCCAACTCTGCTTATATTCCTGCGCAATCTCGGGAAACTCGCGCATGACGGCGGCAATGTCCTCGGCCTTCGGCAGCGGCCCAAGGCCAGCTATTCGCGCCTGCAACTGCGCTTGGCGCTGGTTTTTTGTGTCCTCCTGCCGTTCCTGCAACCCGATTTGGCGCCGTTGAACATCACGCAGTTGGGCCTTCATCTGTTGGTCGGCATAGTCCGGCACCGCGTTGGCCGCGTAATTAATTGCGCCCGAGTAATCGAGCGGCTGATAGCCGCCGACCGGCATCAATAGCCTCCGCGCGTGCTATTCGACAGGAAGCTTCCCTGTGGATTGTAGGACATGGGGCCGGGGATGCCGGCATAGGGCGGAGTCCAGCCGCCGCCGCCGCCCATGCTGCCGAAGCCGCCGAAGCCGCCCATCCCGCCCGATTGCGCGGCCGGGGCGGCGCCAAAAATGCTGTTCATCATGGCCGTCATGTCAAACGGGGCGCCGCCCGCGCCCATTGCGCCAAAGCCGCCACCCGCGCCGATGCCGCCCGCAATCGCCGCTGCCGCCTGGTCGCCAAAGCTGCCGATGTTCTGCCAGTTGCGCGCGGAGATTGCGCCGCGCGTGAGATAGTCCTGTGCCTTGGCTTGGCCCTGCCCGACTTGGAGATTGGCGATGTTGTCCGCCAGTGCTTGCCGGAATTGGCCCAACTGCCCGGTCATGCCGGAACCTAGCGTGGTGAGATTGCCCAGATTGCCTAACTGCCGGTCAATCGTGGTGGCCAGCGTGTCGGCGCCGAAATCGGCCAAGCCGCGCTCGGTGTCGCCGCCGCGAAGTCCGCCGGTCGCCGACGCGTTCTGCAACAGCGCTTCCTCGCCCCGGCGATAGAGCGATTGGTAGAACGGCGAATTGCGTAACTGGTCGATTGCCGCTTGCTGCTGCTCGGCGCCGCCAAGCCCGACCAAATTGCCGTAGCCGCCAAGCGCCTGTGTCCCGGCATCAACATATGGCTGGTATTGGGCTTCGGTTTGGCCGAACCGCAGCCGTTCCTCATCCATCGCCTGCCGGATGCCCTTGGATTGGGCCTTCTCAGCCTTCTTTGAAGCCTTTTTGGCTTTGCTGGCGCCAATCAATCCGCCGACAAGTGAGAAAAGTGCCATTGGCCAAAGATAGACCGTGGAAATGCCCGCCGCATTTGAACAACTGCGCGAGCGCAAAAGAGTCGATTCAGGTCAGGCGGATTTTCAGCGTGGTGCCGTCCCGATACATACCGCCAATCGGCACGCCAGCGGCAGCGGCATCCGGGTTGCTGGCCGCGTTTATCAGTCCCGACAGCAGCGGCTTGACCAACTGCTTGTTATAGAGGGACGCGGCATAGGTGTCGCTGATGAGCGTCCCTTCGCCGGGCAAGCCCAAGGTGATGTTCGCTGGCGGCACGAATTTGACGCTGTTGGCCGTCACGCGCGCAACCGTGTTGTCGACATTGACCTTCACGCTGCCGGCCGTAATCGCCAGCTTGGTGCCATCGCCACCGGACAACAAAAATTCGTTGGTCAGGTCGTCATTGGGCGACAGGGTAACAACCGTGGCGTCCTGCAATCGGCTGGTCGCGGTGACATTGCCGCCGACCACTTCCGCCGTTTCCGCGACTAGCCGCGCCTGAGTTTCAAAGGCGGACAGCAAGCGGGGGTCCTCGCCGAAGTATTTTTCGAGCAAATCGCGCGACACAAAGGCTTCATGCTCTGCCATCAGGCGGCCAGCGGGCTAAGCCTCGCCTCGCACGCGGCGAAGCCGGGAAGGGCTGCACTAAAACCCCTAAAGCGCAGCCCTAGATAATTGCGGAAATTCTGCCGGGGCCGCCAGTGCAGCCGAAGCGTATGCTGGCCGGCCACGCCCATCGGTATCGCGCGCTCGCTGGTAAAGGTTTCGCCGTCCCGCGTGAGGCTCAGCCAGGCGGTGCCGTCAACGCCCGCCGGGGCGCGGCCGGGCAGCCCGACCAATTCAACCGCGTGAAGGATGCCGCCCTTGCCTTCGTTATAGACAAGCCCGCAATCAAACCGCCACTGCGCGCTTTCGCCGAAATGGGTGTTCACCGCCTCGGTCAGTTCGCCAAGCTGGGCGGATTCCGTGTCGCCGACAATGATGCGGCCATAGGCTTCAATTGAATCGCGCAGCCGGTAGGGCTTATTGACGCCGCTCTGCGCGTGATACCAGACCACATCGCCGGCATCCTTGGTCTGGTTTGACAGGAACACGAGCGTCTTGGTTGGCAGATGGACGAACAGCCGCCGCTCGGCCCGGTTGGTCCGGTTTTCCAGCACAATAGCGGTCGGGTCGTCCACCTTGGCCAGTTCATCATCAATCGCGCGGCTGGATATCCGCATGGCGCTACCGGCACCGGCCAGATAGACGCCGATGGCCTCATTCCTGGCGCTGCCGACAAAGGCGAAGCTGTCAGAGTAAAGGCACTTGGCCATCGGCCCGACACAGCCAACCGGGATGGTCGCGCCGCGCTGGGTCTGGAAGGGAAAGCCGCTGCCGCCAGCGTTGCGGAAAACCTGGATGGTGTGGCGGCCCAGCACATAGGCTTCGTTGCGGCACTTAATCAGCCCGGTAATCGGGTCGGGGTCCTCCTCAGCCGCGCCATATTTGAGCGGCTTGATTTCCATCGGGTTGTTCAGTTCGGTAACGACAACGTAGCTGCCGTCTGTCGACATGAAATAGCCGTCTATCCAAATCACATCATTGCACGCAATCAGGTCAACATCGGTGACTTGGGTAAGCGCCGTTTCATCCCAATAATACAGCCGGTTTTCACTGCGCACGGCCAGCCGGTCGGGGCCGATGGCAAAGGTCACTGGCCCGCTGCCGCCCACATCGCCCAAATCGTCAATCGTGCCGCCCCGGCGAAGCCGCACAAACCGCGTTCCCATGACGCGATAGTGCATGTCGTTGAAATAGACGCCGCCCCGGTTAATCCCCGGCCCGCTGACAATGCCAACCGCGCCAGCCGTGGCGCGAAGCTGGCCTTTGTTGATTTTGTTATCGAGCGAAACCGGCTCCAGATTGAGCGGATAGCTTTGGCGAAACTCCGCTGTCTCATCCCCATAGATGCCGGAAAGCAGCGGGACCTTCATGCTACGGCACCACTGCCGGCGGATTCAAATCCTCGGCTGTTTCGTGGAAATAGGGGCCGAAATAGAGTCCCTGCTTATTGCCCAAGCCGCGCGGGGTCTGGGGGTCGTGGGGCATGGTCGGGATGCTGGAATAATGGGCTTCCAGCAATTGCAGCGAACGCGTCAGATTGCCCTTTGTCTCGACTGAAATCTGGGCGCCCATCATCGGCGCGACCCGCAACGCCAGGAAGCTTGCCACCGTGTTCAGGGTTTCAAACGGGATGCCGCTCAGTTCGTCGGGATTGCCGGTGCCATAGGTCGGCTGGTTATAGCCAAGGTCAATGCCGCGCAGCGTCAGCCATTCGGCCATCATCGCATTGAGCCGTTGCAGCGCGTCGGCCACTTCCTCGGCGGTGCGGCCGAATTCGTAGCCGGCCATGGCACATTCGCTAAACGCCAATTCGACTATCTGGCGCTTGGGCGGGCCTTCGTCATTGATATAAATCGTAATCGGCATGGGCGCATTTTAGGGCGCGGGCGCGCTCAGCGCTTTTCGACAATTGCGGATGGGTGGCGGGATTTCTGCGCTCGGCTCCCGCCCGGCCGTTATTACCCGGTTTTAACCGGGTGCCTCATTGCTTAACCGGCATCCTTTGGTTCGGCTTCCGGTTCCTCTGGCAACTCATTATCAGGCCGGGGCTTCTGCTGGCCCGGTGCGTCCTCCTTGCCCAATCCGGGCGAATCCTTGTCCTGTCCCGGCGGTTGGCCGTGCGGGTGTTCGGTCTTACCGTTCATGCTTGATACCCTTCGTCAAAAAGTGAGGGATTCCGAAACGATTGGCGAAGGCTTTGCGCCTCACTTTTTTCGGGCCGCCGCGTCGGCAGGACTCCGGCCGAAATCGGCCCGTTCATCATCCTGCGCTTTTTCTTCCTCGGTCTTGCGCGGGCGGCCGGGGCCGCGTTTGGCTTCCGCCTTTTCGGCCAGCGCGGCAAATTCTTCCTCGGCCTTGGCCGTGCGTTCGCCGGGGTTCTTTTTCAGCGCCGGGGCGCCCTCGGTTTCGGCCGCCGGGCCGGGAACGCTCGGGTCCTCATGGCGCGGTGGATTGCCAAGCGGCAGCGTCACCTTTTCCTCGGCGGCGGCATTGACTTCTGCCACTTCCGGGGCGGTTTCGGGCAAGCGGTCAGCGCGGCCAGCCTGCCCGGCAAGTCCCTTGCTCCAATCATGGTCGACCGGGTAGCCGCCTTCGGCGGTCGGCGGGTCGCCGCCTTCCTGATAGGCCAGCTTGGTGCTGGTCGGGTGTTCATGCCAGCCGTCACCAATCGCCTCGGCAAATTCTTCGTCGTCATTGACCACAAGGGTGTCGACGTTCAGTTTTTCATCGAAAACAACGGCTTGGTCGCCCTGCTTGTAGAGCATCTTGGGATAGTTGCCGCTCATCGCATCGTCCTTTCTTCGCGCCAGAGTCGTGCGCTTCCCTAGGTCTGACTGAACAGTTCAACGCCCGCCATTTCGGGGTTGGTCAGCGCCGTGCCAAAGTCGATATCCCACCGGCCCTTGATGGACAGGTCGTTGATTTCGCCCTGCCGCGCATAGGTAATGCCGATGCCCAACTCGGTCGTGGCGCGCATGACATTCCAGCCGTCCTCGGGGTCAACAACGAAGGAACCAGGAACAAGCAGCAGCGCGCCCTTCACAAAGAACGGGTTCAGCGGCGCGGTGGCGGTATTCAGCCAAGTGATAGCCGCGCCGTCAGCCGGCGTGGCGGTCACATTCTTATATTCCTTCTCGGCCGTGGTGCCGCCCTGTGCCGAAATAATCGCCGGGTAGATGGTGATAACGCCAGCGCTCGGCTTGGCGACAACCCGGAAAGTCTTAAGCTGCCCGGTGTCCTGCTTGGTAATCATGTGAACAGAGTTGACGCCAAGGATGGTGAACGCATCGCCCACCTTGATGGCCGCATAGACGGCGGCGGTGATGGTCAGATTCTGGCCGCGATTGTCCACATTGCTGATTTCGCCGGTCGTGGCCGTCGAATAGGCTTGCGGGACCCAGAATTGGTTCGCGCCGGTAACGGTCGTAGCGCCGCCGCCGGCCGCTGCCAGCCTGATGCTCTGGTCGTTTTTGAACACATCGAAACCGGCAATATCAATGCCGATATTGGCGCGGCTGTAGGCGCTCTGCACTTCGCCACTAAAGGTCTGCCGCGAAGCGAGATTGCCGGCCATCAGGTTGGCCACGCGCGGCGCGGCGAAATAGAGCCGGTCGGCCAGTGGCACGCCAACCTCGGTGAACGCTGCATCGGCCAATGCGATATCATCATAGCCGGTCGGCGCCGTGGTCTGCTTGATAACCACGCTGCCCTGCAATGCGACCGTGTTGTAGAGCGCCAGGTTTATGTCGCTCGCAAGCCGCTGCTTGGCCGCCGTTCCCTTGTTATTGAGATAATTGGTGTTGCGGAGATTTTTGCTGGTCAGCTTGATGGGAACCGACTTGTGGAAGCCGATGCTGACCGGAACGGACAGTTCAATGCCGTCCTGAAAATTGGCGGTCTGGTCAAAACCGTCAAAACTGGCGCTGATTTGCGGAGCCGGAATCCAGAATTTGTCAAGCTGGCGCTCCATCGCCATGTTGTCGGGCGGGGTGTATTTTTCCGCCGCGCGGCCGATAATCAGCAAGTCATCGAAGCCTTCAAGCATGTCATCAAACATGACTCGTTCTTCGGTCGTGAATTTGCTCGGCATTGCCCTGCCCTTCGCTCTGACGATTTTCCGGGTTCTCGGCTTGCGCCGGTCGGGCCGCTGGACTCCCCATTTGGCAGCCGGGGGAAGCTGACTTTGCGGCTATGCGGGAATAATAATAGGCAGTTCGTCAAGCCCGCGCATTTCGACAATTCCAAGCGGGCAACTCGGCGTCACTTTTTGCCGCGCTCTTTCAGTTTTTTCCGATAGGCAATTACCGCCGTGCGGTCGCCAGTGCGTTCGGCATCGGCTTCCAGTTTTTCCAACTGCTTGTCGGGGCCGCCGGGCATCCTGCCGGCGCCGCTGAGCGGCTTGTCGGGAGCCGGGGCTTTGCGCTTTTTCACCACCTTGATTCCTCCCTCCATGCGCGCCACGGCGGCGGCCAGTTTGATGGGGTCCTGAATTTTCGCCAGTTCGG